GGAGGTTGTTTTAAAAAGTTAGCATACTTAGTAACATTAGAAGCAAACCTTTTAAACCCTACACTATTTTCTCTTCCAAAAGTTTCTTCTTGTTTCAATACAAAATCTGTCATTGATATTAATTTCATAATCTTTGTGTTTAAAAAGCCATCATATAACAGCATATTACCGATATGGCTTGGCTTTGGTTAATCCGAAATGTGTCGGCTCACTTTTTGTTTATTTTTTATTTGTTATAGTCTGTGTTTAATTTACGCCACATCGTTAATATGCGGAACGTTACCAGCAATGTTAAGAAACACCACCGTTCAATCTTTTTAATCCTATTTCAACTGCTCTCGGATTAATATCACAACCGATAAAATTACGGCTTAAATCTTTGCATACTTCAGCAGTTGTAAATGAACCAGCGTAAAAATCAGCAACCAAATCTCCTTGGTTTGAACTTGCTTTTATTATGCGTTCAATTAATGCTTTTGGTTTTTGTGTAGCATAATTTCTTTCTTTACTTGCTGGGTTTATAGGATAAACATCAACCCACCAATCTTCAACTATTTTACCTATATTTTCCAACTCTTTTAATCTGTATTTATTTTTATTCCCATCTTTTTTAAAATAATTACCTTTATTATGTATTCCACTTTTGTAAGGTATCCTTTGATGATTTATTATTTTATTTCCATAAAATAAAATTACATCGTGTTTTCTTGGATATGTTTTTTTGTTGTTTGATGCACCAGTATAGCACCAAATTATTTCATTTAAAAACTTATCATATCCAAATATATCATCCATAATACAACGCAACCAATGGTTTATTCGTGTATCCATCTGTAAATAAATACTTCCTGTTGGTTTTAGTATTCTGTGCATTTCTTTTAGTCTTGGTATGTAATGATTTTCAATTTCAACCCTATTTGGTTTTAAATCTTGGTAGTCTTTAAATTTTCTACCTGTTCCGTAAAGAATATCACAATAAATCAAGTCTATTGTATTACTTTCAATAGTTTTCATCAGTTCTAAATTGTCCGAACAAAAACACTGCTGGTAACAGCGGCTTTGTTCTATTGCCGTTTCTGGCTTAATTTTAAGTTGTTTTTGTATTTGCATAATTAGTGTTTAATCAAAAGTTAGTTTTGTATTTTCGGCAACAAAACAAAGCCACATAACGTTACCTGCAATATTGCAGATGCTTTATCAGTTTACTATCAAGTCTATAAAGTGTAATCAACTTTTGGTCGCAAAAGAAGTATATATTTTCACCGTAAATCCTTACATTATTACAAAACTTGTATCTAAACCAAAGTTTTGTGATGTACTTTTTCAATGTGCCTTTAGTGTCTTTATGTTGTATTCCTTCTTCAAAAGCCTTTTGCATCATTTTATCCAAAACTTTTGGCTTCCACTTCATTCTTTCTTTTGCTTTCTCATAAGCGTGTTCGGTGGCAATACAGCAGGTAACATTGTGTATATCACATTGCTGTTCAGCTTCTTTATTTTCTTCTTTCATAATTCTAAAGTTTTGTGTTATTAATTTAAGTTATCGTTGGCAACGTGCCATACACTCGTCCGTTATGGCTCATTTTGAAAAACGTTCTTCGTAATTCTTTTGAGCGTCTTTTATACTTGCATTATATCCATTTTTAAAACCTTGTTCCCATTGTTCTTGCTCAAAAGAATATAAAAGTTGCATTAATTCTTTCATTTTTTCATCAAAAGATAAATGTTCATACTGTTTTGCAAACAAAAGATTTTTAATTGATGTATGTAAATATTCAGA